AGAAGAGCAAACTTCTGAAGAAGTAGAAAGTGAGGAAGAAGCAGTAACAACTAATGAGGAAAACCCTTATGAAGATGTAGCTGAAGAATCCGAAAGTAATACGGAAGAATCTGATGAAGAGATATTAGAAGATGAAGTAGCTGACCTAGATGAGGATACTTATCTAGAAGATGAAACATTAGAAGATGCTAAAGAAACAGAGTCTGAAGATACAGATGTAACTGATGATACCGAACCAGATGCAAAAGAGGATACTCAAAATGCAAATGAAGTAGATTTTGAAGAAGCATATAAACGAATAATGGCACCGTTTAAAGCAAGCAAGCGGATGATGCAAGTTGATAATATTGACGATGCAATTTCCTTAATGCAAAAAGGCGCTGACTATCATAATAAAATGAAGACGTTAAGTCCAAATTTAAAAATAGTTAGTATGTTAGAAAAAGAAGGATTGTTAAATCAAAATAAACTTAACAACCTAATCGATTTATCTAAAAAAGACCCTAAAGCGATTGCTCAACTTATAAAAGATAGTGGCATTGATCCGTTAGATATAGATCCTGATGAAGAGATAGCTTATAAAGCTAATAACTATAGTGTTAGTGATAAAGAGTATAGAATAAGTCAGGTTATTGATGATATTAAAGGTACTCCATCTTTTGATAAAACTATAAATATTTTGTCAAAAGAGTGGGATGAAGAAAGTAAAAATGTAATATCGGATAATCCTGAAATTATTGCAATTATCAATGAGCATGTTTTTAATGGTGTTTATGACAAAGTTCAATCTGTTGTTGATACTGAAAAAGCATTAGGAAGATTAATTAATGTTCCTGATGTAGAAGCTTATAGAATGATAGCTGAAAAAATGCAACAAGAAAACACTTTAGTTACAAATAGTAATAGACAAGTTACTCCACCTTCTAAGGCATCTGTACCGAAGACTAAAGCACAGGACCCTGCTGTTGTACAACAAAAGCGTAAAGCCGCAGCAGGAACAAGAAAGACTGCAGGTAAGACTGATAGTGCATCAGCCAATTATTTAAATATGACTGATGACGAATTTATGAAACTTGCCGATGTGTAGTTTTTCTCTTTTAATACAGCTATAGGAGAATAATATGGCTAATTTATATAACTCCCCGTCAAGTTCCGCTTCAGGAACAGCTTCGGGAATTGGTGCTCAAGCGCGCACTGACTTTTATTTTAAGAAAGCGCTTATTAAAGTACGTGATATTCAGTACTTTATGCCGTTGGCAGATGTAAGGGCTATGCCTAAGCATCATGGTAAGACAATCAAGCAAGATGTATATCAACCACTACTAGATGATTTGAATACAACAGACCAAGGTATTGATGCTGACGGTCTGATTCAAAACAGTGCTAAGTTTATGGCTTGGAATGCTGCAGGTGTATTACAATCAGGTGGTACTGGACATACAGCAGCAACTGCAACTCATGCTGGTTTTTATGCAACTCAGGCTAATGCAACTACTGCAGCTGGTACTGGTGGTAGTACTAAGCAAATGTATGGTAACCTTTACGGTTCATCAAAAGATGTTGGTGTAATCGCTGATCGTCTACCAGCATTAACTGAGAATGGTGGAAGAGTTAACCGTGTAGGTTTCAAGCGTACACAAATTACTGGTTCACTTATCAAGCAAGGTTTCTTCACTGAGTACACTCAAGAGTCTTTAGACTTTGATTCAGACTCAGAGTTGATGTCACACATCACTGAAGAAATGATGGTTGGTGCAACAGAAATGACTGAAGCACAATTGCAAAAAGATCTAATCAATACTGCTAGTTCTAGCGGTACTGCTTATTTCATTGGTGGAGCAGCAAAAGCTAACGTTAATGCTGTAGCAACTTACAATGACTTGATGACATTGTCTATTGCGCTAGATAACAACAAGACACCTAAGCAAACTAAGATTATTTCAGGTTCTCGTATGACAGATACTAAAACTGTTAACGGTGGACGTGTTATGTACATTGGTCCAGATTTGATTCCAATGGTACGTAAGATGACTGATATATCTGGTACAGGTGTTGGTTCAGGATTTGTTGGTGTAGAGAAATACGCTGACGCTTCTACAATCCTTAACGGTGAGATTGGTTCAGTAGACCAGTTCCGTTTTGTTGTAGTTCCTGAAATGCAGTATGATTCAGGTGCAGGTGCATCTGCTGCAGACATTTACCCTATGCTTTGTGTAGGTGACGGTTCATTTACTACTATCGGTTTCCAAACTGATGGTAAGAGCCTTAAGTTCACTACTACTCATAAGAAGCCAGGTAAAGAAACTGCTGACGTGAACGACCCTTACGGTGAAAAGGGTTTTTACTCAATCAAGTGGTACTATGGGTTCATGGCTTTACGTCCTGAGCGTCTAGGAATCATTTGGTGTAAAAAAGCTTAATTAAGCTTGTCTTCCTCACATACTACGTATGTGGGGAAGACTTAATATAGGAGATATTATGAACATACAAGAAATGACATCCA